TTGTTGTGCCTGTCGCAATGGAAGCTACAGTCGCATCTGCATCATTTTTAATTGTAACATCTGATGTAGAGCCTTGGCCTGTAAGAATTAAACCCTCTGCCGCAGTAAAACCAATCGCCGCATCATCTCCGGCAGCAGTATCTCCTGTTGCTTGCAAAGTCCCTGCTGCAACAATATCAGCAGCAGCGTTGAATGTACCAGCTATAGATAAATCAGTAAGGGCATCAACTACTGCCGCGCCGCTTCCTGCACCATCCAAATAGACCATAGATACCTGACCATTTGGTATGGTTACATTTGCTCCAGATCCTTGGCTAATAATGATGCTATATGGACCAGAGCTACCGCTATCTGTGGTGGCATTCTCAATTATATGAACCCTGCTATTAGTATTCGGACCAATAGTGATTGTACAGTTGGAGTCTAAAGCACCTGTATACTTGATATACATGGCTCTAGCTTGGTCGGTAGATCCATCAGCCACTGTGCTTGTATGGGTATTAGCATTTGTAGTTATGGCTTCTGTACCATAACCAAAGGCTTCCCCGATAAGCTCAAGGTTTGTATTAGTTGTTGTTCCCCAAGTACCAGAACCATCGCCAGTACCTAATTCATTAAGTCTTAAATCATTTACATAGGTGCTTGCCATTTTTCTGTCCTTATGCCGCTATATCTGTCCAGTTTGGTGTCTGTGACACTGTTACACCAGCCCAGTTTGGTGTCTGTGATGGGATAATTTCCCTGTAGAGTATTTCTTCTCCCACCGCACCTGTTGCCAAAACCCCGGTTGGAAACACGCCTATTGACTGAATAGGGGCTACTGTTCCTGTTCCTAATGTAGCAGTTATAGAATTACCTGTAACCGCAAAAGTTGCTGTGCCTGTTTCGGTAGTGTTTCCTAACGCACCTGTTCCAACAGACCCTGTGACCGCAAAAGTCGCTCCTCCGGCTACACTTGCACTACCAACTGCGCCAGTTCCTGCAACGCCTGTAACAGCAAAAGTCGCTCCTCCGGCTACACTTGCGGATCCAACCGCTCCTGTCCCTGCCGAACCAGTTACCGCAAAAACAGACGAGGCATCAGAGGTTACATTGCCTACTGCTCCTGTTCCAGCTACCCCCGTTACCTCTACAGCAGAGCCTTGGTTCCAAGCATCGGAACCCCAAGTTCCTCGTCCCCAACCTGAAAGAAGATCTGACACAGGCTACCTCATTAGGCTATTCGTATAATAGCGTTACTAGCATCTGCCGTAGGGAACTGAATTGTAAACGTCCCAGAAGTGGATGTTTTATTAGAGCTAAAATCTAAAACACACACAGCTTTGTCACTGTTAGTGTCGTTGTATATCAACGCACCCATTGCAGTAATTGTAGCTGTGGTAAAGCTAATGTCTGCAAAATCAGTCAATGCTGTTGTGCCAGAAGTGGTTGGAGCAACTTTAGTAAGAGTACCACCACCCGCCGTGTAAGAGCCGCTGTTGGCTACCTCACCCGTGGTTGTATAAGCTGTCGTTGCTGCACCAAGAGTAGCTGTAGTGCTAGACTTACCGCCGCCACCCTCTGCATAAAGTGCCAACTTAAAAGCGTTACCATTTGTTGCGAAATTGTGTGTTCCTAGCATCAACTCTTGTTTAAATGCTGTACACATTGCTTGTGCGATTGCCATTACAGTCTCCCAATAGCGTTTGCTAGTTCCAGTTGTCCAGCTTCACGGACCTTGGCGCAAATACTAGCACGTTCTTCCTTTCTAGCCAACTCTATATAATATTGTGCTAGATTTCTTACTCTATCCCTAAATGCTTCAGCTTGAAGACGAATAGGCTCTGGAGCATCATCAGATATGTATATCAACTTATTCGCCAACATATCTGCTATTTGATCGTTAGATAAACCACCGTTTTCGGAGGTCACTATGTTAACGGCTCCCACACTTCCTGAACCTAAATCAAACATGATCGTGTCTCCCAAAAATAACCGGGTTACTCTCCACTGGCTCTGGGGGTTGAATCTTGGACTGTTTTGTTATCAAAAGACTACCGTTTTCAACCGTTTGAACTAAAGGATCCTCTAGTCTATGATACCCATACAGTTTTTCATTATCGGGTACATTAGTGTCCATCAACCCAGATCGATGCGCTATTTCTATTTTTATGCCTTTTGAAATAGCTGTAGCACACCAAAACTCTACACAAGCTCTTCCAGACTCCGCCATGTTTACGTTTTTATAAGTAAAGTCTATGCCAAACAAGCATATCTTATCTACTTTTTTCCAAACGGCATAAGCCATAGCATAAGCTACAGTGTTATTGAAATAACACAGTCCAGTAGCTTTAGCTATTTTTTCCAATGGATACAACTCTATAGACGGAAAATCGGGGTGTTCTACACAAGAGTATATAGGAGCGGTGTTTTTAGCTAAAAACTCTCTAGCTATTCCTGTTTGAGAACCGGCGTTTTCTGTGTCTAAAAATCTTGTGACTGGATCCATCATAAATGTTCGATCTACATGAATAATTCCACCAATACAATTTATACCCCAAACTTCGTCAAATTCTTGCGAAGCAACTCGCGCCGAAATATAGTCAGCGTAGCTGCCTCCAAGCCCAACAATAGCTATTTTCATGTTTTAGTTGCCCTTACTAGCCCTTCACGATATGCGTCTGTATTTTCTACGCCCTTTGCATAATTTTGCAGTCTTTGAACAGACTCTGCATACCTAGCTATATAAAGCTGAAGCATATCTGTTTCACCTTTCATAAAGGTATAAGCCTCTATAAGACTCGCATACAAAATAGCGTTAGGTGCGTTTTCACTTAACCAGGTTAATGTTGTGTCAGCAGAAAGCGAAACAATTATACCTGTTGCTCCACTTGTTCCACCTGTAACTGTTTCTCCAACAGTAAAATCACCCGTAGGAAGAGTTATCACAAATTCAGTAACAGATGTTATTGAATTTATAGTGGTGCTTTCCCCGCTGGTTCCACCAGTGATAATTTCATTGGCTGCAAATGTTCCAGAAACATCACTTACTGTTAACGTGACTTTGCTTGCTGCAAGGCTTACAGGTCTATAATAGTAATGAAGTTCAGACGCAAAGTTTGCATTTGGAGTGGGGGCAAGTATAAAGTTGTTTACATCATACACGGCATAATATTTTGGAACACCAGTTGCGCCCGTAGGATTAAACTCTTGTAAAAAATTAACATCTTTTTGCAACAAAAACTCTTTTGAACTAGAGTTCTCTATAGATAAACTAAAAGAAGCTAAATAATCTGTAGGCACTGCCAAGAATTGATTTGCAGAAGTCATTACTCCAGAAACATTTTTGCGGAAGTAATCTAAATCAACTTCTTTTAGAAGTCTTTCTTCTGCATTTTTAATAAAAGTATTTAAATTTGAGACAAAAACAGTTTCCTGATTGTCTGTAAAATCTTTTATAGCTTTTTTTAATTCTGTATATGTATAACTCATGGTGTGTTCGCCTGTCCGCCCATGCCGCTATGATTGGTGCAATAATAGTACAACGTAGGAGCGCCACTGGCTACGGTTATTTGAGTATAAGCTCCTGAAGAGCCAGGAGTGCCGCTAGTCGTAACCCCTGTCGTATATTGAGAGCCACCGCTGTGGGTTCCGCCAGAAGTTGTAGAGAACCTTAAAGGATGACCAGAATTACTGTTATCAGACTGGTCAAATCTATAAGTGTTGCCTTCTGCCAAGTTGACTGTATCTTGCCTGACTCCATCAATATAATATTTATTAGCTCCAAGATAAGAAGCAACTGTAACGGCGTAAGTAGTAGTTATAGATGTTCCAGTGCCTGAAGCTGTAACCGTTCCCACTAAACCAGTTCCTGTAACGCTTGTTACGATTGCGCTAGTTGGTGTAATGACATTACCGCCAAAGGTGACAGTTCCAATTTGACCCCGCATTTCAGGTATTAATGGCTGAAACAACAGTGTTGTTAAATTAAATGCAGGGAAACTAACTGTAGCGCCAATTATATTGTTGGTATCAGGGCGAGGATCTCTTAATGCTTCAGCATCTATGGCATGACGAACAGGTTGTATTTGTGGATGCTTTTCTTCCCATTCGTCTTTCCCAACAAGCAAACCGTTCCATTCTTTACGCATGTCACGCAAACGATACCTGAAACCAGATCTGTCAGAAATGCCATAAGCATCTTTTCCAGAAGCAAACCTTCCCATCATCTAATACTATAAAACTGAAGGTTAGGGCTTACACTGAATGACGCTCTGTCACGATCCTCTGCTTGAGCTTTGTCAAACTCTTCGTCGTATATGGTTTTTAATACCTGTATTCTGTCTGGCGCTTTCTTAATGGATAAATAATAAGCAAGCCCAGCAGCCAAACATGGATAGAATCGAAATGGTATGTCTACTGTATTAGTAAACGTATCAGCGTCATCTATCCTTGTGAGAGAGTCATAAACCAGTACATCTGTACTGTTTTCAGGTGTAGGCCATATTTTAATTACAGGCGTTACTTGGCGATCAACAAAGAATTGAGAAGGACGAGCCTGAGTGTCTTTAGAGTTTATTGACAAATAAGCATCTCTGCTAACTCTGCTCATAGACAAATCAGAGTCGCTTCTCCGCACTATCATAGACAAAACATCAATAACGTCTGCGCCAAGAGTGTAACTAGAAGTTCCTTGAGTAAGGGCTTGCGTTCTTTGCGTTATGGTCCACTGGTTTAAACCACGATTAGCCCAATCAGCAAACATTAAATTCAAAGAACGCTTTGCAGTTTTTAGGTCATAACCTGTTTTGACTTCCAAGCCACAACGCTCAAAAGCTTCTTCAATGTAATCAGATACATCTAATTCAAAATCAGTTGACCCAGAAACAGCCATTACTTAATTAATC